AGTCGGCTTACTTGCGTCTCCTATACGGGAGATGAACGTTGTGTTAATACTAACACATTTCAACTATTTAGTCAAGTTAATATGTAAATTTGTTACATCGACCCTACAGAGCAAAAAAATACCCCGATTTTTTTTCGGGATATATGGGAAAAAAAGTTCGATTTTGGTTTACACCTTTCTTTTTTTCTTTTTAGGTGGTGCTGATTGATGTCCCCACAACTTTGGACTTATAGTACCACTACCATACTCTATAGACTGTAAACCTTCTTTGAACTTATCCCAATACATATCAAAGATTTTTGTCTTAGTTCCTCTTGTTAAATCTAAAACATTCTTATCATTAACAACATATTTAACAATAAAAGCATCAGTAGGTACTTGTCTAGAATTAACATCATCTAGACTACCATTAGAAACCAAAATCTCACAACAATATTTTTGCTTAGAAGTTTCTTTCTCTTCCTTAGACCAAGGTTCAAACTTAGACTCTGGTTTAGGTTCTAATTTTTTTTCTTCTTTTGTTGCTACTTCTTTAGTCATGATCTACCACCCCATATAATTTCTGGATATGCTTCTGATACCATATCCTTATCAAACTTATACTTATCAGTTAATTTCTTATCTTTAGTAAGAATAAGAATTTCTGCCTCTAATGGATGTAATCCTGTAAGAATATTAATGAACATAGTCTCTCTACGAAGACCACTTAATGAATCATTACCACCCTTAATAAAATTATAGAATTTAGTATATTCTTTTCTAATACTTGCCTTTCCTTGATCTTGAGAACCAAGAGAAGTAGTTCTCAGTTCACCCATTTTATCCACAGCATCCTGAATCTTTTCAGATAAAGTTCCTGTTGCTGTTTCATCCTCTATATTACTACCATAAGGAACTTCTCCTTGAGGTAAAAGAGATATAACACTCTCATCAAAATTCCATATACAAACTGCCATTATAGATGGATGCTTATATCTTGAAAGTACTTCTATCTTCTTTGCTTTACTTCTCATCTTAGAAGCAGCATCAAATACCTCAAATACAAAAGGATTTGTTGGAAGATCTGGAACCTTTTGTGGTGCTGCTGGTTTCCTGGCAGCAGGTTTCTTAGTTGCTGTTGTTGACTTCTTTCTAGTCGTCGTCTTCTTCTTTGTCGTTGTCATAATTTTCAAATCTAAATGCTACAATGTCATCGGGAACTAAATTACCATTACCATCAAACATCTCAGGATGTATTCTAGGTATCTCTTGGTAGTTCATCATGTACTCTCTGGCAACCCAACCACCAATAGCTCCCACTATTAGGAACAATAATGTTAGAAAAGATCCAAATACTAAACTTATTGCTAACATGTCCCTTCCTCCTATTTTAAGTGTGGTTATATGTATTGGTTTGGTTTTTGGTTTACCCCCCGTTAAGATGAATTCAAACCCACGATTAATATCATAATCTGGTTTATTTATACTTCCCTTAGACGATTTTTTTCTCTCTAAGAAATTCAACTGTTTCAGTACATCCTCCAATCTTATGCCTTTGCCCTGTGTCATCACAGATTACCTGTGGGAATGTAGATCCTTGACCAAACTCCCCATAAAAATCCTCTCTTGTAAAATCATCCTCTAGATTATACACTACATGACTTAGATTTGTCAACGTCATTACTTGTTTTACTTTCTCACAATATGGACAACCATCTTTACTATAAATCGTAAAATTCATTTCTTGATATTGGGGTTTAAAAAATTATTTAGTATCTATTATAACATAGATTAGAAACCAGCAGCAAAAAATCCTGATAAACTAACCTGACCTGCTCTAGAAGTTATTAAATCATCAACACCCTTTGTTGTACTTACATATGAAGTATTAACACCAGCAACACCAGGATAAGTATATGAATTAGATTGTGTAATACCAAACCCTAAAACCTGATCATTATCAAGCACAACTACATCATTAATCTTATAATCCCCTCCTGTAGCTACATTTATTCCAGTATTAAAGTCCCATTTATCAGTAAACTGATCCCATTGTATAGTTTTATCAAATCCACCTGGACCCATAACTTTAATACCACCACCATCAGCAGTAGCATTAGTAGGTCCGTTATGTTGGAAAGATACATTACTTTCTGATCCCGTACCACCAAGGGGATTCATCAAATTGACTTCATCATTAATAATAGAAGTAATAGTGTTAATACCAGATGTAAATACAACAGTACCAGGTGTTGGTATTGTAAGTACTATTCCTGGAACAAGATTAGAGGTATCACTAACATCTTTTATCTTATCTTGTCCAGCAATAAGAGTACCACTAAAGGAACCACTAGTAAAATATCCAAGTTCTATATTATTATCTTTAACTCTAATCCTATTAGAAAATAAATTAGTACTTTCTCCTTTTACAGTAATCTCACTTTGACTAGTAAGATTTCCAGTAAGATTCAATGCTCCATCTAATTTAGTATCACCCAAAACATGTAACTTAGTTCCTGCTGTTATACCTACACCAAGATTACCAGTTACTCTCGCATTCCCTAAGACATACCTATCATCACTATCAAGAAGTCCACTTACAGCATAAAATAATTGTCCATGACAGACAAAACTAACCATTGAATTTCTATTAGAGAATCCAATAATAGTTTGTCCTTCTTTTAATTTTATATCTGTTCTAGTATATGTCTGTCCTGGTTCAATTCTCTTACTATATTCAACATATTCAGTACTATCAAAATCACCTAGTGCTCCGTTAGAAATACCTATTGTAGCAACAGCTGCCTCAACACCCATGTTACATACACTAAGAGTTGTATTAACCTGTGACCCTGAAGGAGCAGTGAATATAGATTTCTTTTGCTTATCATTAGATATAATATGACTAAGAACACCAGACCTTACTGGATGTAATGCATCACTGATAGTTTGACCGTAAAATAAAAAATTAATATCAGTCTGATCAGTTCTAGCTACTAATTTTTGTCCAGCACCTAAATGTATATCCTGAGTTTCATATGTCTGACCGTACTTAACCGTCTTATTATATTCAAAATACCTTAATGATGATCCATCCTCATACCCAAGTTGAATACGAGCAGGAGTAGAATTCTTACTTGATATAGATACCTTACCAACAGTAAGTTGGTCACTGCCTCCCATATATAATGTGCCAGGTTGGCCAACTGGTGGTATAATACTATTTAATAGTCCAAAAGCCATTTAAAAACACAATAATTTTAAGTATTTATCTATGATTATATTAACAGGATCAAAAGGATTCATTGGTCAAAACTTTCTCAAATATTTAATAGAACATTCTAAAGAAGAAATCGTCACAGTTGATGAACATGATTGTTGGGATTGGATAGCATACTTCAAAGATTGGGATAAAGTATCCCTCATATTACACCAAGGAGCGATCTCAGACACGACAGAAACAGATATAGATAAACTCCACAGAACTAATGTTTGGTTCACTATAGAACTGTTTGAGAAGGCAATAGAGCATCAAATAGATGTTAAGTTTGCCTCTTCTGCATCAGTGTATGGTAATACAAGGAAAAGTTTATGGGCAACCACACCTAATAAAATATCTCCATTAAATTATTATGCTATCACTAAACTACAGATAGATTATTACATTCAAGACAACCTAGATAAGTTCTCATCCATTCAAAGTTTCAGATACTTTAATGTGTATGGAGAAGGAGAAGATAAAAAAGGAGATCAAGCAAGTCCTGTACATAAGTTTACACAACAAATAAAAGATACAGGTAAACTAAAACTATTTGAAGGATCAGGTAAGTACCTAAGAGATTTTATTTGGGTTGGAGATATAGTAGAAGTCGTTCTTAATAATGATAAGCCATCTGGCATCTATGATCTAGGAACCAGTAACCCAGTCAGTTTCAAAACTGTTGGTGAATTAATAGCATTAAAATATAAGGGGGAAATAGAATACATTCCATTTCCAGAACATCTAAAAGGAAAATATCAATACCTAACTATCGCAGAGAAGGTATGGGACTATCAGTTTATAAACATAGCACAGTATCTTAATTTAATATGATTGACACAATACCACATTACATTTATTCAATAATAGATCCCCCGAATAAGGAAGATATTTTATATGCTTTAGAAAATGCAGAGTTAACAAAAGAACAAGAGTGTTCTTGGTCTGAAGGATGCTCAATTAAATTTGAAAGATTAGATTTAGAAAGAGAATTTAATTCACTATTTTCACCAACATTAAATATATTCTTCCAAGAATTAAATTTGAATACTAAAGATCTTAGCATCTACTGCCATGAAATTTGGAGAAATACTTATTCCAAAGGATTCTTTCAAGAAATACATGACCATCTACCTTTACATTTATCAGGTGTTGTTTTTTTAACTGATGAACAAGAAGATGATGGACAATTTTTCTTTTACCACAAACATTACTCAGAAGTTTCTAAAGAATGGAGAGATATTGGTTTATTCGGAGATAGAAAATTTGTAAAAGCTAGAAGAGGAAGAGTACTATTATTTCCATCACATATGTTACATGGCGTATCTGTACATAAATCAGATAATATTAGAAAAACTGTAGCATTTAATTTAGGATTCTTCAATCACCTTTAAAAACCCTATGCGAATCTAAATCAAAATGTTGTGTAGAAAACTCAAATAATTCAGAGTCTTCCATAGCATACATTTGATGTCTCATCTTTCTTTCAATATGAAACTTATCGCCTGGTTCTAAAACTATACTATCAGATAATGCAATATCATTATCAAAACCATAAAAGAGATGTATCTTACCAGACTGTAAGAAAAATGTTTCATCCTTTAGAAGATGATAATGCCAAGAACATCTCTTACCTTTAACAAAGAATAAAAGCTTACCACAATATTCTGAGGTATTACATATCCACTTCTCATAACCCCATCCTTTAGGAACAAACTTTATATCGTTATTATTCATACAAAATTAGGACCAGATCCCCATCCAGTAACAACTCTTCTCTTACCTTTTGTAACAGTAGTCACTCTGTGTACTATAAATGATGGTAATATTACTATTTCTCCTCTGCCAAGTTTAATATTTTTATCCTCTACACCAAGTCTAAGTTGAAGATTACCACCCTCATACTCACTTACATCAGAAAGACCTATCATAAAAGAAACCTTTCTTTGATTACCCTTCATTCTCCTAGCAGGAATATCTATATGCCAATCAAACCTACCCTTCTCCTCTGCCCAATACTCTAAGTATTGAAGTGGTTCCCACCCAATAATATTATAACCCCACAAATCATTATTAACAGATCTAACTAAATCAGAAATATATTCATAGACATCTAATAATTCATCACTAAAATCATCGCTAGTCATCCAAATCATTTTTGTTGATCTTATCTTCTCATTATCTGAAGCATATTCACTACCCATGACTAAAGCATCATTAAGTTCTTTATCACTTACAAAATTTTCTATTCTTTTTAATACTTCATCATCAAATACATTATTCATATGAACATGCCATAAGCTATGCTCTTCGTCTAATTTTATATAATTCTTATCTCTGAAAAAATAATCATACTTCTGATCTATAATATTACCAAAAGCATCTTTAGCAGTCTCTCTCATCAATCAACACCAAAAAAGAATGTATCTGAATGCCATGCTTTATCATCAATAAAATGATCAGCATGTGGTTTACCCATTATCAATTCATTATACTTACATCCCCACTCATCTAATTGATCCTTTGTAAGATCAAATAAAACTCCTTCTGCTTTTACAGAAGCAATAGAGTGTGGTTCTTCCGAGAATCTACCCATTGCTCTCGCAGTAAAATATATTATATAATGACCTTCATCATATAACTTATTTATTTTTGCTATTCTATCTTTCCAAGGTTCTGCTTTATGGTAATCTCTACCAACAGTTGGGGTACAGATAGTACCATCAATGTCTATACAGTATCTCATGAATATCCTCCTGTTGTAAAACGTAAGTTCCTAATTGCTGAACAGCAACTGCTGCTGCCCTATTACCTAACATTAATGCTTCATCTATATTATTATATGTTAGATAACCATATACTAAAGCAGCAAGAAAGGTATCTCCAGCACCAACAACATCATAAACATTAACTTTATCTGCTGGATATAATGTATTATTGTAAATACATCCTTGAGATCCCTTTGTTACTATTAGATTCTCTATATTATAATTAGATAACTTCTCATATTCTACATCATTAATCTTAATAAAGCAATTAGATTTATTGGGTAGTACACTTTTTTTACTATCAATAAACACAGGACAAGATGTACTATCTACAATCTCAAATATCTTTTCCTCGGATAGATATCCTTTATTGTAATCTGATATAACAACAGCATCAAAACTGTCTGTAGATACTGGTACTAATAAAGGTTTAACTCTTTCCTCATTATCAACTCTAAGAATATGTTGATTTGATTTCTCATCAATGAATCTAGTCTTTACTATCTTTTCAGGATTAGTTAAGAATGTAATATCCATATCAAATGATTGAAGATTCAAACAAACATTAGCTGCCATACCAGGTTTAGTTTGTATCTTAGCATAGTCCAAGACAGGCACAGGAGCCTCTGGACTTAACCTAGTACATCTACCATAGATGTATTCATCCTCACAACTATCACCCAGTAACAATACTTTCATTAATCTTTTTGATGATATTACTGCTGGCATATCCACCAACTCTTGGAAGGTGTCTTACTTCCATAGCATGTTCCCATCCAACTACATCACCATCTCTCCAATCATCACCAAGTAATAATATATCAGGTTGGTATAGTTCAATTAGATCTTCTAACTCTTGTCTACTACCAAAGGTATGGACAACATCAATATACTTGATTGCCTCAAGCATAGCAACCCTAAAACTAAGATCGTTTATAGGGCGATGCTCTCCTTTGTCAGTACGAATCTTCTCATCAGTATCCGTAGCAACTATTACTTTGTTTCCTAGAGATCTAGCAACCTTGAATAGTTCTATGTGTCCTGGATGAAGAATATCAAATGTGCCATTGCACCATACTATATTATTTTCCAATAGTCTTTGCTATACTCTTTCCTTGATTTGCATTTGTGTCTATTGTAACTAGTTTCTGTATCTCAGGCAAATACATATGATTAATACCACTAGATGCTAATGTAGCATAAGCATCTTCTATAGTTTCAACTAAAGGATATCCACCAAGATTGAAAGAAGTATTAAACAATATAGGAACACCACTTAACTTTTCAAAAGCATCTATAAGTTTATAGTAATGTTTATTTTCATCTTCAGTAAGAGTTTGAATCCTACATGTACCATCAACATGAATAACTGATGGGATCTTTTCCTCAACACCAGGTAAACAATCAACAGCATACATCATATGTGGTGTTTCATCTCTACCTTGAAGATCAAACCATTCATGTACATTTTCTCTTTTAATTGTACAAGCAAATGGTCTAAAGAATTCTCTCTGCTTTATCTTATTAACAATATCTTTACCATCCTTAATAGTAGGATCAAAAAGTATTGAACGATTACCAAGTGCTCTTGGTCCTGCCTCAGATTTACCTTGAAAAATTGTTACAATCTCACCACTACGAATCAACTTAGCAACATCACCATAAGAAGTATCAGTAACTTCATAATCTTTTACAAAATCAAAATCTAAATAACGCTCAGGATAATATTGAGGACCATAATAAAGAGATGTTCTCTTAGGATATGGTTTTTCTGATTTAACTATCTGTTCATTCAACCAAATAGCACCACCTATAGATGTTCCTCCATCATGCGATACAGGTTCAACATAAATGTTTAAATCTGGAAACTCTTTCCAATACTTATAATTAGCAACACAATTCAATCCATATCCACCAGAGATACAAATATTTGTTTCTCCTGTTAACTCATGTGCTTTACGTATTAAAGCAATTAAACCCTCCTCAGTTGCTTTTTGAACTGAATATGCTAAATCCTTTTGAATTTGAGTGTATGCTTTATCCTCTTTATCACCAAATTTTTTATATCTCTCTTTATTTTTATTAATTTCTACAACATCTTCCTGCAGAATAGGAAATCTATCAATGTTAACAGCAGATTGATTTGGATAATCTGGAATAAATAAATCCCTACTTACCCATCCATCTCTAGTAATAGGTGGTAGATCTGGATTCTCTTTACCATATGGAGATAACCCCATAGTTTTTCCAGCATCAATAGATTGAAATCCACAGTACTCTGTTATTGCTTCGTATGCTTTAACATAACCTGGATATTCAGTTAAGGTAATTGGCAAGTCTGGATCTAACTTCTTAACACCAATGGATTTATCAGTACCCATATGCTTATAGGCAACATCAAATTTCAATGGCCATTTTGCTTTAAATATAGTTTCAAATTCATAAATTACAGAATCAACAGCATCAGTTTGTAAAAAACTTCCAGCACCATCAGCAACTACTACAGCAGCAGTATCAAATCCAGAATTTTTAAAAGCACATGTAGCATGCATCTCATGATGTTTATCCGCTACCTTATGAGTTTTAAAGTCAAACCTTCCTTTAGCCAATTTCCTTAAATACCCAGTGTATAGATCTTCACCAGTCCAATCTAACTCAGGTCCATATTCATGAGTATGGCATATTACTAAATGATCTACATGATCAACAAAGTTAAACACATACATCAAACCCATTAAAGGTGATCCATCATATTTACGTCTAGAAAGTCGTTCTTCTTCTATGTAAAATACAATCTCACCATCAACCATTAAAGTTGTGCTCGCATTATGTCCACGAGCAATAGAAACAATAACACTCATTACTTATACCTTTTTAGCTTCAATGTCCAATAACTTATCTATGGGTTTCTTTTTATCTGATTTTGGTTTCTGAAATCCATTATACTTTACAGTAGATTTAGGAGTAGATAAAATCTTTTTAGGATAACTACCACCCTTTACATCATTACAAACAGAACTACTATTAGAAGGAGATAATTTCTTTGGTGGAATTGCAGTGGGAGATTTAGAATCAGTAACTTTCTTACTTACACCAATCTTATCTTTAATTGATTTTACGATTTCCTTAACTCTAGATGAATCAAGTACCATTAAATCTTCATTGTTTCTATCAGTATAAATGTCATGTGTCAATCTAATAGGACTATATCTTCTTCTACCCTCACCATTATCAATAATAGTAAAGTTCTTATTATCAGGATAAGAAATATTTTGAGGATAAGTAGACCCAATAACAACTGTAGCAGGTTTGCCAACAGAATTTGCCATGTGTTGTCCTACACTATCACAACCTAAGAAATAATCGGCAGCATTAATAACACCAATCCATTTATTCAAATCAACACCTTTAGGATGAGCAATTCCTTGCTCTTGCCATCCAGGAATCTCAATCTCAGACATTAATATTATACCATAATCATCTCGTAATTCCTCAATTAATTGTTGGACATTTGTAACCTCAAAACTTCTACCTGTATTATCATATATAAATCTACCTTCCATCTTAGAACTTTGTCCAAAAGGTTGTAGTACTATAACCTTTTCCTTTTGTAAGGTTTGTCTTACTTCATCTACAAGATTATATCCTGTTATCTGTTCTTCTTTACTTAAATCAAGATTAATTTTACCACTATCTCTTACATCATCCAATCCATTGATTTCAATATCGAATGCTTGAATTAAATTACATTTTTGATTAAAATATTGATTTACTCTATAGGGTTCTGGAGATATAATCTTTCTATCTTTTAGCTGATTCTCAAATAAATCTTTATTCATAGGGAAATATACCTTATCCCTAAGTTTTTTATTACAAAGATACAATTCTCCCCAAGACTCAGCAACGATGACAAAATTGTCATCTGTTTCTGCATACCTTTCTAATGCTGGCATGGAACAGAGCACACGCCCTGATCCACCATTAATGAAAAATGCTTTATTCATTCAAATCAAACCTCAATGTTTAATATTATACCATTGTTAACTTATATAGTCAACAAAAAGAATTATGTTAGGTAATGATTATACTACTTCTTACTGATACTGAACGCAAACCATTCCGAGTCTACCTTGGTCTCCACAGTGACTAACACACCCACCCATTGCGTGAGACATCCAACCACCTGCTCCAGGGTACTGTAAATATCCATTCTGTGCTCTCCATCCACCACCACAACAGGTATTAGATGTAAAGTCTTGTATACACATTGTTCCTGTTTCAAATCCATAAACTGGAGCAGCATGGAAACATCCATAGGTGTTATCATGAATACACCATTTATTCCAGATTCCTCTTAGACCATAAATTACGTTCTCTGCAGTTGGACATGCGATAGCAGTCGTACCATAGTATCCAGCACCTGCCACATAATCAAAGAATCCACCAGTTTGTCCACTATTACGGCACATAGAACCACCATAATGACAAGTACGGAAATCCATATTGTTTCCAGGATTGTTAAGGCATGGTGCGTAACATGGGTTTTGTTTACCCAATCTCATACCATGATACATTCCATGTCCACCATCACCACCTTCAGCACAAACATAACATAATCCTGGTCCTGTAACGTATGAAGGACATCCTCTTAATCTTTGAGCACCTGACCATGATTCTGCCCAACAACAATAAGCACATCCACTACAAATACTATAACTATTACCTTGTGTTACAGGTATAATAACTGAAAGATAAGCACCAGTAGATCCGAATAAAGTATATCCACAACATCTACCTGGATGATTTGCTCCTCCACCAGCACCCCACATTTGGAATCTTGCTTTGGTTACACCACTAGGAACAGTCCAAGTACAACTTCTACCACAACGATAATATCCAGTATCATCACAAACTTTAAATCCACTAGTCCACCCACCAGGATCATATATTTTAGTCCATTTAGTGGTATCAGCAGGGCATATTTGTAAATACCTTTCTACAGAGGTTGATCCAACTAACCATTCCTTAGCAAAAGATTCAGCGTTACCGCCACCGCCACCACCAACATCAGCAGCGTTTGCTTTGAGATCAAATAATTCTTTTCGTTTTTCAGCTACTTGTTTCTTTAAGTGAGCTTGCTCATTCAGAGCACTATAAACTAATACATCCATGTGCTATCAACCCTCCGCAGTTGTGCCTGGGAAATTCAACTTACCTGAACCACCTAAAGCATAGTTAATAGGCATAGGCAAATTCTTAAATGCTGTCATTATCTCAACAGGAATTTTAGGAATGGCAGGTGGAGTTGGTAATGTAGTATACTTCCAAGTTTCATACTTTGGATTATCATTCATATATGAAGTAATTCCTACGAGATATGCATCTATTTTGGCATTAAGATCTGTCCCGAAATCAAATTGCGACTTATAGGTTTCTACATAATCCTTTCTACCTCTTGCTTCATCCCAAGCATCATTTCTTAAAGGTTTAAGAAGTTGATCAATTTTCCATGTACCAGTTTGAGCATCCCATCTTGGGGTATCATAAGCATCATCCAAATCTGGATTAGTTTGCTTCTTATACACTTCACCGTTAGATAAAGTTTCATCCTCATACTCATCAACCCAATTAAAGTCATCTTCATAAGCATGATTGACTGCCAAATAAGCAACGGGTAATTCTGAAGATGAATTAGCGTTTATAGTTTTCTTCCTTTCTGGGGATAAATCAGGATCTGTTGGATTAACCATAATGATCCTACCTTGTCCATCAATTTCAACTGTAAAGGTATCTGGTCCAACATAGGTATATGTCCCAATACCAACAGTTGAAATACCAGCCACATACAATTCAGTTGGAAGTGCGTAAGTAAATGTTTGCTGAATTTGAGCCATCTTTAATGAACCTTATTTTAGTTATTTATAAGTATAATTTAATTGTATGATATACAAACCATACCAAACCTACCTGAGTCACCACAGGTACAGTCACCACCACAGGAAGATGTCATCCATCCACCAACACCAGGAACTTGTCTAACACCTGCAGGCCAAGCACTTTGGCAATGACCACCACAGTTATTACAGATATAACATCCACCTCTACCACAACAAGCAGTATCATAACCATAAACTGTAGCAGACCATCCTCTCATAGGATATGACCAATCAGCATGAGCAGAACTATTTTGTCCCCTAATCTTCCAAACTTCACCGCCAGAAGCAGATCCATAAGCTAGTACAGTACATGATAACCAAGGCATAATACCATCATTATATCCATCGGGATATCCAAATCCAGGAGTCTCAAAGTCAGCAGAACAAGTTGTTGCACCTGATCTACAGATACATCCATTATGCCATACACAGCAACAAGCATTACACTTAACTGGAAAATATAAATCATTCCTATCACAAATTGTTTTGTAGATACAAGAACTCCAACCACCTTCAGCACATAAATTAGTTAATCCTGGTCCTGTAATGTATGAAGGACATCCTCTACTTTGATTATATCCATCACCTTGAGAGTAGCAGCAATAAGCACATCCACCACACATTTGGTAAGTACTACCAGCAGTTACTGGCATAATTACTGAAAGATACGCACCTGTATCACCTGTAGGTGACCACATACAACATCTAGATTCCGTACTACCTCCACCAGAACCCCATAATTGGAATCTTACACAAGTTGTTCCACCAGGAACAGTCCAACTACAACTTCTACCACAACGAAAATATCCAGTATCATCGCAAACTTTAAATCCATTTGTAAAAGATACAGTGTTATCAGTATGCTTAGTTGGAATCCTACACCACTGATTTGCTTGAAGCATTGAAGAATGCTCTACAACTTCAATAGCATCAGAATTAGCAGAACCTCCACCGCCACCGCCACTTTGGGCAGTAGCAATATCTTCTGTTAATTGGGTAATCTCAGCTTTTAATTCTTGATTTACCTCTTGTAACGCATTATAGGTTAATACATCGATTGCCATTAGCTTAGATCCTCCTCAACATTAGTTACAAGATTGGTATTTGAATCATATGTAAGTTTCCACTTTTTAGAAACACCACCAATGTTCTCAGTGAACCCAGTAATAAGACCAACAGTAGATGCTTGAGCATCATATTGTATCGCAGAATAAGCAGTATCGCCAAGAGTTACAGCAGTAACATTATTATTACTATCTGTAGTAATACCCGATGCTCTACTAAAAGGTTCAGTAGGACCTAATCCTCCTCCACCTTTTCCTTTATTAATAATTAAACCTACATATCTACCCATGTTTATACCTCGTTATACTGCTTGTTCAAGGCCATAAACACTAACACTAGTATCAGCAGTTGAGACGTATACTACAACTTGTTTACCAGCTTGAAGTGCTATACCAGTTCTCTCTACAACTCCTTTAGCAGGAACTGTAACATCATACTCAACCCACTCCGCAGTTGATGGAGTAGCACTTGCTGCTAACGCAATTCTCACATCAACAGGGTTAGATCCTGAACGATTAAGAACGTTTATATTAACAACAGAAAGAGTTGACGCAGGAACTGTATAAACAGAAGTATCAGTACTAGCAGAAGGGGAAGCTTGCCCCAATATTCCAGATGCCATTTTTAAAAGATGTTCCTTTTCTTGTATTTATAAAGAAGATATCATTAACTGTTTCCAGCCATGAAGAATGTGTTAACGTCTGAGTGGTACTTAGCAGTAGCAATTCCAGCATTAGCACGGCTCACTGCGTCTGCTAATGCTCCAGTTGTTTGTACACCAACATATGTTCTAACTGCTGCCTGAGTTGGAACCTTACTATTACTATTCTGTGATAGTGTTCCATCAGTTGAGAATTCATCAATTGAAGCACCTAACTGAGCACCAATTGAACCCAATCTCAATGAAGTTAGACCAGATAGATCGAACGCACTAGCATTCAATGTTGCGGAACCAGTTGCCTGGTTAACACGGAAGTACTTACCAACCCTGAAGTTACCATCTTGGTCAGTTGAAACATAAAATACACGTCCAGGGAATCCTTCAGTAATTTCTTGTGATTGAACAGCATCTACCTTTGGAACATCTGGCCAATTAGTTGTTGATGTTCCACCAGTACCAACCTGTAAGAAGTCATGACCTGTTAGTCTTGCCTGACTGTAAAGGTAACGAACCTTCATGTTCTGTTCATCAAAACACTTAGCAGCTTTCTGTTCAACAAGTGTTAGAACAGTAATACCAGTAGTATCAGTTGATAATCCAGTTATCTTAATAAATTCATTATCAATCTTATAGAAATCATTCTCAATGAATGGAGTAGAAGTTACAACTCTTGCTTGTGTAGCAATTCCAGTAAAGTCTTTCCAAACTTCAACACTATTAATTAAATTAGTTGTTGCTCCGATTGAAGTAATCTTATCACCAATATTATATGCTACAGCAGAACCAGCACCATCTTGTGCCCTTGCTACCACCATCTGTGTTGCTGAGTTAATGCTTTGAACTTTCATCAACTCGTAACCACTAGCAGCAGGTCCTAAAGCATACTCACCAGGAGCAAATCCAGTAATAGTATTAACGTTAATTGTAGTATCACCAGAAGCAACTGGAGTCAAGAATGTTGCCTCACCATCTTGAACTGGATAATGTGTAAATGCCTTACTTCCACCAGTATGAGCAGCACCAGAGGTTGACCATTGTCCCCTATCAATATCTAATGTTCCACGTCCATCAGCACCAGTCTGACTTACACCATCAACCACGAATGTAAATGGATCAGCACCAGTAATTGTAGTGTTATTATATCCACCATTACCAGATCCAGTAACAAATTCAACACTACCATTAGGTAATAGTGTAGGTGAAGTACTTAATCCAGAACAAACTAACGCAAATCCAGACTGACCTCTATTAGCATCAGTGTTATTAATTAATGTTGCTGTAGTACCATTTGTCAAACCTGTTATAGTTTCATTCTGAACAAATCCAGTACCAACACCAGCAGGACCAGCAGTAATCAATGAATAGAACAACTGATTTTTATTACCACCCTGAATTGAGTTGATATAACCTATTGCTTCTGATGTTCCACCTCTAATTCTTTCACCAACAGCAAAGTCATAAGGGTCACTACCATCGCCACCAACTACTTTAGTATCTTTATCAAATTCTACAATCAATCCTTCAATTTGACCTGCTCTATGCTTCTCTTGCTGGTTGAATCCAGAACTTACAATACCATAATTACCCCATGAACTGTTTCCAGCAAGAGATCTTATTCTACCACCACGAGTAGCACAATAAGAAACATGACAATAGTAAGTAAAGGATGAAACTAATTCAGAAGCACCATTATTAGTAACCCAGAATGCTACACCATCATCATGTATCTGAGTGAAGGAGTCCATAACAATTGATTTGTTAGATGGAGTAGGACCATCATCAGCAAACTGTCTATGAACATTACCATCTACAATTGCTCCAATACCGCCAACTGATTTAGCAGAACAGTTTGAAACATATGGAGATTTAACAATAGGTGTTTCTGGGTTTAATGCCACAAACGTTCCTTTAATTGTTGCGTTATTAAGATCCTCTGGAGATGCAGTGAATGTTAATGATGTAGAAGATACAGTTTGACTCTTATCAACCTCTGCGGTAGAAGCATCAGTAACGTTAATAACTTTTGTTCCAGCAGCAACACCAACACCAGTTACAGTAGTTCCAACCAAATCAGGGAAGAACTCCGTACCTGTTATAATAGTATCACTAATGGATGCTGTTGTAGTAAGGGCAACTCCTGCCTTAACAAAACCAGTCATACCTTCCATTAGAAGGTCCTTCAACATAGTTTTGTCACTCATAAAGAACATTACTGATTCAGCATTTGATCTTTGTTCTATAGAATCGATGTTAACATCAGTTGCTCCATTCTCATAAGTATCAGATGTTGTCCACAATCCACCAGAAATTGGTCTGATATGTACTTTCTTCTCAGAATAATCAGTATACAAAATACTAGCACATTTAGTTCCAGCACCATTAAAGATAGAAGAACCATAAGAAACGTATGGTTTTGCTTTTGTAATGGAATTAGGATTAGCACTTACAAATGTATGAGCATTACTATTACTAATAGGAGTGCCTGGTGAAGAGTTAACATTGACTGTAATTGTAGTCGATGTTATAGCACTAATTCTTAATTTTTGATCATAGGCATAATCAGCACCACTAGTTGTATTAGCACCTGCTGCTCTTGGATATTGTTTCTGAGCAGCAGATCCAGTAGCACCACCAAAATTACAACTAAAGGTAATAGATTCTGTAGCAATGTTAATGAAGTCATTAACATTTAAGTTATGAAGTCCAATAGTTAAAGTTAAATCACCAGTTGAAGTACTATAACTAGCAAAACTAGGAGACCATGTTGATTGTGGTACAGAACTTAAACTTAAAACTTGATAATGAGCATCTCCTGCAGCAGCTACAATCTTTGATGTTCTTAAGTTGTCTCCAACAATTGAGACCTCATTCGGAACAACAATAGGTAAATTCTCTTCATAAGTACCAGCTTTTACATAAATTGTTGCTGGTCCAGTAACAATACCACAGGCATGTTTAAGAGTAGCAAATGATCTACTAATATTTTCTCCACTATTATTATCATTACCCTCTTCAGTTACATAGAAAACTGGGTGAGTAACACTATTATTTTCCCATCCAGGTACACCAGAAGAACTAATTGTAAGTGACTGTCCATTTGTTCCAGCTGGTAATCTTGCAGAACCAGTGGTGTAATAGACCATATCACCTTCGGTGGTCATCACATTGGTTGCTGCACCTTCCGCTACAACATCCCAAAATTCACCGATAGCATCCGTTGAAGGATCTTGGTTTGTACTACCAGCAGTAGCAACACCAATATAACTATTACTTAATCTCTTTACAACATCTCCTAGTTGATATGTTGTACTATTATTCCACGCACCTTTCCAATTAAATCCTTTAGTAACTAAACTCCACTTAGAAGTATCTGTTGGAACAGTACCCGTGCTAGTAGAGATAGCAACATAACTATTTCCACCCCACTGTACAACATTACCTTGGGTATAATCTGTTGCAACATCATAATATCCTACAACACTGAAACCAGTTGTTAGAATATCCCAATCCGCAGCTAGATTAAGAGATGGTATTTTATTTGAATGCTGACTTGTAGCAACATAAGTATATCCACCATATGCTACAACGTCACCAACCTGATACTCTGTCGCAGAATCCCAAGTATCTTCATAATTAAATGATTGTAAATATTCTTCTAAAGTAGCAGCATTTGTACTATCAAAAGTACTTGTACTAAAACCTGCTTTTACTCTATAATGTGTATTACCATACTTAACTACATCATTAACTTTATACCAAGCACCTGATATCCAGTCACCTTTACTTGCGATACCTTCTGTATGTAAGGACCAGTTAGCAGTTATATCGCTAGAATAAAAGAGATTTTCGTCCGTTGTAGAAGTATGGTTTGCCTTACATACGTAAGTATTAGCACCATACTTAACAATGTCATCAATGACATATGCAGTTGATACTGTCCAATTACCTCTCCAATTAAACTTTAGCCTCCCAAGTCTAAATTCAGCCATTGTTTTTTAATCTCCTATTTTGGTCCTGCGGAATAATCATGATCACCAAATTTTACAACTAAGTACCCATCGTCATCAATATGATAGGAGGTTCTCCTAAAATCAAATCGGAACTGTTGGTATTTATCTTGAATATGATTTGTATAAGTCTTCTCTTCAGTGGTTTCTTCTACATAATCAACACCATCTAAAAAGTCTGGATATTGTGTTCCATCTAAACGATGAAAATCAGCAACATATCCAGGTTCAGTACTTTTAACCTTAGTATATCTCAACATGCCATCGGCATCTCTTCTTAGAGCATGAACATAAAAATTATTTTGCTGAGATACTAAAAGACCCCCACCTGCGGTGGAGCTAACGCTCTCGCTCAAAAACATTGTCATGCAAATACCCTCCAGTAAGTATTATTCCAAACTAATTTTACAGCAGCACCTGCGAGATCACATGCTAATGGGGAATCAATCACGCCTTCATAATTCTTAAACTGCTCATTATTTGGAGTTGCAACCATAAGATTATTTATGTCCCAAGTAGATTCAGCATCATGAAGTTCTACAAAATCTCCACTCTGTTTATTAGAAGGAAGAGTTACTGTAAAAGATCCTGATGTTGTATTGGCAGCATAACTTGTGTTTTTAAGTAACGTAGTACCAGAAGTTAATAATGTAAGAGATGGTACTGTAGCATCTACTGATAAAGAAAGGTTGTTAAAATCAACAACAAGAGTAGTACCATACCCAGTAAGACTAAGTCCAGCACCAACAAAATTAATATCAGTATAACCTACACCAATTCTTGGATCAATTATACCTGAATGTGGATTAAGTCCTGTTGATCCAATACCAATACCACCACCAGGATTAAATTGAACACCATCCTGATAAAGATTTCCACGAAAATCAATATCTTGTGCAACAGTTAATCCACCACCTACATAAACATCTCCTCTTACATCGAGTTTATATAATGGATTTGTTGTTCCAATACCAACATAAGGTGTTGATGAAGTGGTAATAGCAATACTACCAGTGTTGTCATCAACAACTACAAACGAACCAAGTTGAGAAAATTCCCTGTTTCTTGCCATCTATTAACTACTTTTTACTTATTTATCACAATTAATTAAAAGGGTTATCAGTAGAAGCAACTGGAGCATCATTTTGTACCACTGTTCCACTAACACCTAAATTACCAGTTCCCCAATATGCTGTATTAAGAACTGATGAATTATGATCTAACAATACTGTACCTGTAATCTCAGATAAAGGTTGTTCTGAAGGTGTGAAGTTATTAGTATAACGAGCAACACCTTTTAAAATACGAAGGTTAGACATATATCCATGAATATTATAGTTAGTAACATTGGACCAATTTCCAACTCTTACAGTAGTGGTATCAGTATCATTCATACTTGTAGTATAAGTTCCTCTACTTATTCCATTTTTAAAATAAGTAACTGAATTACTATTATTATTTTTAACAAAAGCATGATGTACCCATACACCCTGATCTAAAGCATTAACTGTTGTTGTGAATTTAATGCTACCACTTTCGATCCATACCAATTTACCACCAGTAGAATCTGCCTGAATAGCCCAAACTTGAGATAGTAAAGGACTTGCCTCATATCCCTCAACAAAAACAGCAAATGGAACTTGAGTAGATGGTGAAGACTTAAACCAAAATTCAACAGTAAAATTACCAGTACCCATCGTAAAGTTATTAGATATTCCTGGAGTATAATCAAAATAATCATTAGTAGTATTACCTCTAAAGAAGGTACTTTTCTTACCATCAAGTAAAGGGAATCCACCACCTATCAAATAAGGAGTTCCCCAAGCAATAGCAACTCCACCATCACCACCATCACCACCAACCTCACCAGTACCTATACTTGTATCATTACCAGTTGTAACATCTTGTCTAACAACAGTCGGTAGTTTTGTTTGCCCAAAAACAGTTTGTAACACTCCAGTCCCATCAAGTTTATATTCCAAAGTTTGTCCTGGATAATTACTAGTTCCACTTGCTGTACTGATTACACTAAGGTATGTAAGTTTCGCATAACCAGCTTGACTAGTTCTAAAAGCAATATTACTAATTGTTATCTCTGGTCCATTATAAAGTGTGGTTCCTGATAATGTTCCATTTGCATTTGGCCAATTCCACCATCCAGCAGCAGGACTACCACCAGAACCTAAATTATATCCAATCTCAGATTGAAAATCACCACCTATATTAACGACACTAATATTTGTTAGAGGAGGATCAAAAACTATTTTTGTATCATTACTTCCAGCACCAGGTTTTAAATCGATATAATCATTACCAGTTCCAGGATAAAAAACATAACCTACTGGATTTAATGAACATCCACCACCTCCACCAGATAGTCCACCAGTTCCACCAACACCACTAACACCATTAACACCATTAGCACCAGTTTGATTTGGAATTACGGAAGATCCACCACCACCATCACCTGTAGTAAGACCAACAATACTAAATTCTCCAGCACGAGGTGAAGATTTATATACTTGTCCTGTAGTACTATGTGCAGAATTTGAAGTATTTGAATTACCACCCTGAATTATTTTACCATTACCAAAATTATAAACACCAATACCACCAAAAGCAGTATTACCAATACCACTACTTCCCCCGTAAGATGTTAAAATATATTCTCCAGTCTGTCTTCTTACATAACTATCCCCACCAGTATGAGCAATACCTGTAGAAGATTCACCAGTTCCAGCAGTACCTACACGAATAGAAAGTACTTCTCCAGGAGATACCGAAACATTATCACTCCAAACTAATCCACCACCGCCACCACCAGCTACTCCAGTATCTCTCTGCCCTCCACCACCAGCACCAATAGCCATGATGGAAAGTTCTGTCTGACCAGGCGGAACTATAAAATTAAAATCTCCTGGAGATTCATATGTTTCATATCCAGGTGGTACTACTCCTAGTACCATTAATGCTTGTTGTATTGCCATATCTTATATATCTCCAGTGTTTGTATTTGGAAATTCTCTACCAGAACCCCAGATAATTCTTACAGCACCATGACCACCATCAGCACCATTATAAGCATGATAAGGTGGTGATGAGAACTGAGATCCTCCACCACCTCCTCCACCACCATAGGTGGCTCCAAGTCTTTGACCTTGATATCCTAATCCCA